TTGGTTACTAAAATCAACCACAGTGGCAAGAAGGGTGACACGATCAACATCCCCGCTCCTGTCCGTGGATCAGCTAACGTTAAAGCTGCGAATACTCAAGTCGTACTTAATGGTGATACTCACGGTACGATCAACTTGAGCATCGACAAGCACTATGAATACTCAGTTGTAATCGAAGATATTGTAGAAGTACAAGCTTTATCTTCAATGCGCCGTTTCTATACAGACGATGCTGGTTACGCTTTGGCTACTCAGGTAGACAATGATATCTTTGCTTTATGTGAAGGTCTACAAGGCGGTACTGTAGGCGGTACTGGTACATCATTGTGGGAGAAAGCAGTCATTGGTGGTGATGGTACTACGGACTTCGTAGGCGGAACCTCTAACGCTTCTGACATCTCTGATGCAGGAATCCGTGGCATGATCCTTAAGTTGGATAATGCTGACGTACCTATGAATGATCGTGCCTTGGTTGTTCCACCTATCGCTATGAACGATATGCTTGGAATTAACCGTTTCACTGAGCAACAGTACATCGGTGATGGCAATGCAATCAAGACAGGCAAGATCGGTTCCATCTACGGAATGGATGTTTATGTCTCAAGCAACTGCCCAACTGTTTCTACGACTAACTCTGTATCTGTACGCATCGGATTGATGTTGCAGAAAGATGCCTTAGCTCTCGTAGAGCAAATGGGTGTCCGTTCACAGACACAGTACAAGCAAGAGTACTTAGGTGATCTCTTCACTTCCGACACCATCTACGGCGTTGGCGAGTTACGTAACACTTCTGGTATCGCATTCGCAGTTCCAGCTGCTTAATAAGGAGAAATATAGATGCCTCATTACAATTATAACTGTAACAAGTGTGATCATTCTCAAGAAGAATTTAGGTTCATCTCAGAGCGTGAAGATGTAGGCATCTGTAACGATTGTGGTGGGGAGGTGTCTCAGGGCATCTCCTCCGCTGCAAACATCCACCTAGATGGTTCTAATCCTGACTTTACTTCAGCCCATAGTAAGTGGGTTAAGAGACATGAGACACTAGGGAACGGTATTAGAACTCAAGAATAAAGAATACTATTGACTTTTTAAGCATAATATGGTATACTAAGGAAATGATACAATGATCAACATGCAGGACGCTTTAGAGGACACTTCAGACTCTCTAGACTTAGAGCATATCAAGAATAAGATCACCTCAGCATATCAAAAAATGCTTGAGCAAGTCTTTAAGAAGGACAATCCAGTAGGTTCACCGGAGAAATTAGCGGAGTTTATTGAGCAAAATTCCCTTAACTTTGGAGAGCAGACAGGAGATTTTGATAAAGACTCAGTAAGTATTGATAATCTTTTAGATAAGCTACTTGAAGATGAGAGCCTTAAGCCAATCGCTGAGGATCAAAAGAGTAAACTACAGTCTCTATCTACAAAACATCAGAAAGAGAAATTAGGAGGCTTGTTTGTATAATGAAGAAACCTAGAATTAAACCAATCGTTAAGCCGTTTCCTAAGAAGAAACCACAGTCCACACAACAAGCTAGAACCGCTTGGCTAATTGAACGTCGATTGATATCTTAATGAGGAATGATCTATGAGTAATTATACAGTACAAGTGTCATGGGCAGGTAAGGATGCTTTAGCCACTTCAGACCCAGAGAAGATCATCAGTGGAGATGATATGGCTACTGAGTTCACTGCTCTACAGACAGCGGTTAACTCTAAGGTTGATACTACTTCAGGTACAACTACAGGCCACACCCTTATTAACCCTATAATCAACACAGGTGTATCAGGCACAGCGTTTTTAGATGAAGACACTTTAAGTTCTGACAGTGCAACTAAGCTTGCATCACAACAATCTATTAAGGCTTACGTAGATACTCATGCAGCGGATACATCAAATCATGGTGTAACTGGAGATATTGTTGGAACCTCGGACTCACAAGTCCTTACAAACAAAACTATAGTAGCTGCGTCTAATACAGTTACGACAGCGGCTACAGGTAATCTAACGTCCACTAACCTTAATGCAGCATTAGCTGAACTTCAAACAGATATAGACACTCGGACTACAGCGGCTCAAGCGGCAGCTGCAACAGCGGCTGATGTGGTACTTACACATGCAGATGTAGTCTTAACACATGCTGATGTAGTCCTTACGAATGCAGATGTAGTGACTACGACAGCGGACAAAGCAGTAACGACTCAGGACGCTATTGATACAGCGGCGGATGTAGTCTTAACAAATGCAGATGTAGTCTTAACAAATGCAGATGTAGTTTTGACAAATGCAGACGTAGTCCTTACCAATGCAGACGTTGTATCCACAGCTGCCTATTTGGATAGTTTCTCAGATGTCTACCTAGGAGCTAAATCCTCTGTCCCTACTCTTGATAACGATGGAAATGCTTTAGGAGATGGAGCGTTATATTTTAATACAACTACGGATGATATGTGGGTGTATAATTTATCCACAACAACTTGGTTTGCGGTTGCAGATGGCGCGTTACTTACCGCTAATAATTTAAATGATGTAGCTAACGCTGCAACTTCACTTTCAAACATAGGGGGTGTTGGCGTTGGCCTAGCCCTCGCACTAGGAGGCTGATATGGCTGACGTACTTACAGGCAAGGGATACCTTGTCACCACTTCTTTGGCGGCAGGCTTAACGGCAAGCTCATCAGAAACTATCACGATCATTGGTTGCCAAGTTTCCAATGTACATAGCACAACAGCATCTTGGCTAACTGCACATATCAATCGTTCCGGTGGTGTGGACACAGAACTTTGCCATGAACTATCTATCCCGGTTAATGATGCATTCAATCCTGTTCAAAACAAGATTGTTCTAAACCCAAGTGATGCACTTGAATTTCAAGCTGAGAATGCTTCATCCCTTGAGGCAACAATAAGCTATTTGGTGCAGACATAATGACCGCATTTTTATCAGGTAAAAATTTCAGTACGATCACAAGCAGTGACATTGCTGATTCCGCCATTGTCTCCTCTAAGATTGCTAGTGATGCAGTTACTTCATCTAAGATATTAGACGATGCGATTACTTCATCTAAGATTCTTACAGACGCAGTTGGCTCTGACGCTTTGCTAGATTCAGCGGTTGTTGCCTTATCACCGCCTGTTGATCTTTCACCTGTTGAAACTCAGATAGCAATTCAAAACTTGCGCCACGTAATCGACTTAAGCTTACCACTGATCCAGACAAAGGGCGGTATCGCAGATGAATATCACGATGCGAGTGGAGTAAACGCAAGTGGAAGTGTTGATGAGACTTACGATGCTACTGGTGATTTTTACTCAAACGCTGGCGCTGGTATGAGTAACGCCATCCCTGTCATGACTTCTAATACTGCACCATCTGGTGTTGCTTCACAGACAGGTGGTAGTTCCGCTGCTTATCAGTTCTTTGATAATGCGTATACTATTGGTGTTTTAGGTAGCCCGTATGGTTTTGTCAAATATGATTTTGGAAGCGGCAACGGTAAAGTAATCAAGCAATACAAAATTGGCGCAAGGAATGACTACACAGATTCTGCGCCTCGCGCTTGGACTTTTGCTGGGAGCAACGATGACTCGACATACACAACCCTAGATACACAATCAGCGCAGAGTTTTAGTGGTGGTCAGCTAAAAGTTTATAATATTTCAAATACAACAAATTATCGGTACTACAGAACAAACTTAACGCAGACTAATGGTCATGCAAACATGACTTTTAATTCAATCGAAATGTTTGCTGACCTACCTCCAGTTAATATGTCGATATTGTCGAATGTTTTTACGGCTACAACTCAACCAACAAAAGCGCGTGTGGTTCTTCTTCATCAACCCGTTGATTCCGTCACTCTTAATACAGACTTAGTTATAGCGGTTAGCAGAGATGGGGGAACAACATTCACAGATGCTGTTGCGTCTTCTGAGGGAGTTTATTCTACGGGTATCAATATCATCTCAACGGCTTCGATTGACATAAGCGGTCAACCCGCTGGAACATCAATGGTCTACAAATTAACAACTGCCAATACCAAGGAACAAAAGGTTCATGGTACTTGGCTACAATGGAGTTAAAACAATGGCTGTAAAATATTTAAAACCGGGTCAAAAACCAACTAGCGATAAGCCTGTCGGAGGCAAATAAATGAGCAACTTTTTAGTTGGAACAAATCTCGCTGATGTCCAGCTAGACAAGTTCAGTGGAAAC